AAGCGGCGAAATGCTGCGGGTCTGTATGACAAGCGATTTCTTTCTGGAGGAAGCTGATCCGTGGAGAGATGAGGCATGGCAGATTATTCATCAAAGACCGGATGTGAAGTTCTTTCTGCTCACGAAACGTCCGGAAAGGGTAGCGGAGCATCTGCCTTTTAACTGGGGAGACGGATGGGAAAATGTGATGTTCAACGTCACCTGCGAAAACCAGCGCAGAGCCGATGAAAGAATCTCGATTCTGCTTGATCTTCCGTTTAAGCATAAGGGAATCATGTGCGCACCATATATCGGTCAGGTCAGCATACGAAAATATCTGCCGTCCGGCCAGATCGAGCAGGTACTGTGTGACGGAGAAAACTATGGCGGAGCCCGTCCCTGTCATTATGAGTGGGTGAAGTCGCTGCGGGACGAGTGCGTGGAGTATGATGTGACCTTTATTTTCTGCGGCACGGGCAGAAGGTTTGTAAAGGACGGAAAGCTTTATAAGCTGGAAGGAAGCCTCCAAAATCAGCAGGCTTACAAATCCGGATTGAGCTATCAGGGAAAACCTATAGACTTTAAACTCACCGATGATTGGGGATATCCGATTCCAGAGGGAAGCCTGTATCAGCCGTATTTCGGAGAACACTGTCGGGAATGCGGTATGCGGCTTACATGCAACGGCTGTTCAAAATGTGGGAAATGCAAACCTATTTCTGACTAAAAAGATATTATTGTGGCACGAGGGTATTGTTTTCACACACCCGCCACTTTTTGTATATGGAGGAATGTTGATGTATAAACTTACGAATAAACAATACGAAGAATACCAGCGTCTGTGCCACGCCAGAGATCACGGACAGATGCTGACGCCGGATGGTTTGCGGCTTATCTGTGCCGGATTCGATTATGATCCGGAGAAGATCGGAAAACACATGCTGGAGATGCTGGCCAAGTTCCGCAACGAAGGACTGTTTGACATTCCGACATGTGAGGATGAAGAAGAATAACAGTGCAAAGCTCCCCGTCACCGGAGAAAATCCAGTGGTGAGGAGCCTTTCTTATGCCTTGATGGTCTGGCCGTTGCGGAAGGTAACGTCGATGTTTCCCTCGCCGTTCACCGTGAGGTAATCCGACAGGGCGTTGAAGTTGTCGATGGAGAATGCGGTCAGAGTTTCCGGCAGCTTCTCAAAGGCGGTGAGGAAATCCTCGATGCTGCCTTTCTGGGACTGTGTCTGGCTGATCTGCTCGTTCAGATCCTCAATGCGCTCTTTGAGACTGTTGTACCGGGCAGTCAGGCTGTCGTGCTTTTTGTTGTAGGCGGCCTGATCTAATGCGACGTGGGCGTTTTCGTAGATGTGCTGTTGGACGGCATCGGAAACGACCTGCGCTTCTTCCAGCAGCTTGTCCCGCTCGGCTTCCTTCTCGGAGGTGTCAAAGAGCAGAGCCATCATCTCGCGTCCGTTGGCGATAACCGCATCCTTGTCGGCCAGCAGCTTGTTTGCCGCTGACAGGAATGCCTCCTGAATCTGCTCGTCGGTCATGTGCGGAGTGCAGCAGTGCTTGCCGCCATCGTACTTGTGATTGCACTGCCAGATTGTCCGGCGATACTTGTCGGTCGAATGCCAGACCTTTGAGCCGTACCAGCTGCCACACTCGCCGCAGCGGATTTTGCTGGAGAAGGGATGTACGCCGCTGTGGTACTTCTTGCCCTTGCCGCGCTTGGCCATTTCCCGCTGAACCATGTCGAACTTCTCCGGCGGGATGATCGCCTCATGGTTTCCCTCCACATAGTATTGCGGGATTTCACCTTCGTTTTTCTTTTGCTTCTTCGTCAGGTAATCGACCGTGAAGCATTTCTGCAGCAGGGCATCGCCTTTGTACTTCTCGTTGCTGAGGATGCTCCTTACCGTGGAAATGCTCCACTTGTCCTTGCCGCCCGGTGTCTTGATGTCCTTGGCGGTGAGCTCCTGCGCGATGCCGTTGTAGGTCTTGCCCGCAAGGAACATATCGTAAATGCTCCGGACGACCTCGGCCTGCTCCGGATTGATCACCAGCTCGCCGTTGGCACCACGGTCATAGCCGAGGAACCGATTAAACGGGATCGTGACCTTGCCGTCTGCAAACCGCTTTCTCTGTCCCCATGTGCAGTTTTCGGAAATGCTGCGGCTTTCCTCCTGTGCCAGCGAGCTCATGATCGTGATGAGCAGCTCGCCCTTGCCGTCGAAAGTCCAGATGTTCTCTTTCTCGAAATAGCACTCGACGCCTTTTTCCTTGAGCTTCCGGATGGTCGTCAGGCTGTCCACGGTGTTGCGGGCGAAGCGGCTGACGCTCTTGGTGACGATGAGATCGATCTTTCCGGCCAGAGCGTCGGCGACCATTCTCTTGAAGCCCTCACGGTGCTTGGTGCTGGTGCCGGTGATGCCTTCGTCAGTGTACACGGACACGAACTCCCAGTCGTCTCGGCTGTTGATGTAATTGGTGTAATAATCGATCTGCGCCTCGTAGCTCGTGAACTGATCGTCGTGGTCAGTCGAGACGCGGGCGTATCCAGCCACACGGCGCTTTTTCTGCTCCGTAATGGGAGAAGCGGTAAAGCGCGTCAGCGTGGCCGGGATCGTCTTTACTTTTTTGCCTTGGTTGATGCCCAATATTTCTCACTCCTTATCTTTTTCATATTCTCGCTCATTTTCCGGCGACGCTCCTCAGTGAAGCTGGCCTTGATGGCCTCGACCTGCTTTGCACGCCGTTCTTCTGTCCATCCCGGCATCCGGCGCTTGGTGCTGTATTCCATTCTGACCTCATGGCCATCGTAGAAGCAGAAGGTGATGTATCCGCCCGGCGCGATGGTGATGTGGTCGATCTCCTTTAGGAAGACAGCCTCGTCGAGTTCCTGCTGGTCGAGCGCCTTTGCGGTGAGCTCCCGGAGCGTGTCTTCATGGATGCAGTTGTTATGGCAGGTGTTCGTGGTGGCGCAGGCGTAAAGGTGGTACTTCTCGCCGGAGGCTCTCGTTCTGGTCTGCCTGCGGTAGTTGTTGCCGCAATCCGCGCACTTGATCTTGCTGGTGAAGCAGGTCACATCGTCCCGCTTCATGGCGTGGTTCCTGCGGTAGGTGGATGCCTTCTTCCGGGCTTCCGGAGTCCATGAATCTTTCTTTGCCGTGCTCACCCATGTGAGGGTATTCTCTGTGCCGTCCTTCATGTGAAAATTGAGTATGCCCTGCTCCGGAATGGTGATCACCTCGACCTGTTCCGCAAAGGCATCCTCGTCAAATTCCTCAAGGCCAAGTGCCTCGGCGCATTTCTGCCGGAGAATGTATTCCGGGATCTCCATCGCCTTGCACTTGCCGTTTTTCGTTTTGCTGGAACCGCAGACCCAGCCGACCAGCTGATCGCCAAGCTGCGTGACCTTTGCCCGGTTCTTACGGGTGTTGCGGACATAGCTTTTGCAGCATTTCTCACACTTGAGCTTGCTGGTAAAGCAGGTGATGTTCAGGCTCTTGTTGGCAAAGGCTCCGAGCTCCCTGCGTCGTGCCATCTCGTCCTGCACGTACTGGAAGGTCTCCATAGGGATGATGGCCTCGTGGGTGTTCTCTACAAAATACTGCTGCAGCTCGCCGTGGTTCTTCTTGCGCTTCTTGGAAATCGGGTCTGCGATGTATTCCTTCTGCAGGAGCATGTTCCCGGTGTAGGTGATATTCGAGAGGATGACCTTGATGTTGGAATCCACCCAGCGGCAGCCTTCACGGGTCGTGATGCCCTCGGCGGCAAATTCGCGTTCTGTTTCGAGACGGGACTTCCCATCAAGGAAGTTCTGGTAGATGCGCTTCACGATGGTGGCTTCCTCCGGAACGATGACCATCTGGTCGCCTTCCCATCGGTAGCCGTACACCCGGAAGTGTCCGTTCGGGATTCCCTGCTCCATGCGCTTGCGGACTCCCCATTTCACATTGTTGCTGATGCTTTCCGATTCCGACTGCGCGAAGGAGGCCAGAAGTGTCAGCATGACCTCGCCGTCACCGGAGAGGCTGTCGATGTTCTCCTTTTCAAACCGGACGCTGATGCCCAGCTCCTTTAAGTGCCGGACGGTCTTCAGAAGGTCTACGGTGTTGCGGGCAAACCGGGAGATGCTCTTACAGAGCACAATGTCGATCTTGCCAGCCTCGCAGTCGGCAATCAGGCGCTGGAACTCATCGCGCTTCTTGGCGATGGTGCCTGTGATAGCCTCGTCTGCGTAGACGCCTACATATTCCCACTCCGGGTTCTTCTGAATGAGCTCCGAATAGTAGCTTACCTGAGTGGAGAGGGAATGGTGGAGCCGCTCGGTTTCCATTGATACGCGGGCGTAGGCAGCGACCTTTTTTCTGGTCGGCAGTGCCGGTATCTGCGGCTCTATCTTCGTGATTTTCGCCATTTGACTCACTCCTTTCCGGTACTATACATCACTCTAAAAGCCTTATTTATCAAGCGTTTTCGGGATATAATGTGCCGATTATCGGCTGGTATTTCTCCCGCATTTTTGTATCAATTATGGCGTATTGTTCCTCGGTGATCAGGCCGTCTTTGAGCATGGCCTGAAACATGTTCATGCTGGCCTGATAGAGCTTCTCGCGCTCGAACTGATCCTCATTCATGGCCGTCACCTCCGAAGCGTCCTGCGATGTAGCAGGCGTGAGAACAATACTTCCTGCTCCGGTTCCCGTAGGCCGTGAAGGGCTTTCCGCAGTGAGCGCAGGTAAAGGAGTAGACAGCACCGGCGCGTCTTTTGACAGCCTCCGGATGGGCGTTCCACCAGTTCTGGCAGCATTCGTCAGAACAGAACTTGATCTGTTTCCTGCCGGGTACTTGGACGATGGGCTTTCCGCAGTTCTTGCAGACGCCGATCTCCGGCTTGTCCTTTGTGGCCTGCGTGGACTTCTCACCGGCGAGGCCATTCCTGTGACAGAATGAAACGACCTGATTTTTTGTCAGACCGAGGGTGTTTGCTATATTGGCATAACCGAATCCGGCAGCGCGGAGCTCGGCGATTTTTGTTTTCTGGTCACTGGTCATGATGCTTTCACCTCCAGTTTCCACTGGAGATTCGGAGCCGATTTGAGCGGAGGATTTTTCACTGAAACGAAAAAAAGCCTGCGGGCATTCCGAAGAACACTCGCAGGCATAGCAGCTTAGATATTATTTCACGCGGATTTTCCAGCCGGTGATAATGAGGTTGACGTTCTTGATGAGCGTCGGATTGAGCTTCTGGATCGCGGAAACACTGGTACCATACTTCCGGGCGATGGCAGAGAGCGTATCGCCGGACTTCACCGTGTACCAAACAGGTGAAGAAGCAGTGGGCTTTTTCAGCAGGGCGTTGACCTTGGCCTGAACGGCAGCGTAGTCATGTCCGGCAGCAGTCAGGCGGTTCTTGCGTTCCGTGCCATTTCCCCACTTGCCGTCGATAACTTCCTTGGCAAGCTCGTCAACGGTTTTTGTAAGAGCAGGTTCCGGTGCGGGAGTGCTGCCGGAGCCTTCCGCATATTTCGGGACGCCATAGCCACGGATGTATTTACCGCCGACCTGAAGGGTGCGTCTTCCGACCGCATCGCTCTTGTTGCCTTCAATGACCGTGATGGTGCTTCCGGAGACAGCTTCCACAATGCCGACATGATCCGGCCAGCCGGTGTTGTCGCCGGAGCCGGAATCCTGCCAGTCGTAGAAGATGATGTCGCCGGGCTTCGGAACATGGGCATCGTTTTCAATCCACTCGCCGAGCTTTTTGAAAAGGGCGATCATCTCGCCGCAGCTGCATTCGGTCGGAAGGATATCCGTCAGGCCACACTTGATGGAGACTGCGGAAACAAAGGTGGCGCACCATGCATCCGTGTATTTCATTGCGTATCCTCTGGCCAGCGGCTTGTGGCTGTTGTAGGTGTCGATGATCACCTTATGGCTTCCGTCTGATTCCTTCTTGCCGAGCCATGCTCTGGCCTGAGCAATAATGCTGTCTCTCTGGGAACTTGCCACAGGAGCAGGCGTACTTTCCTTTGTGTATCCGTTGAAGCCGCCGGTCTTGATGATGGACGGATAGTCGATATATCCGTAGTCCATATCCACGTTGCCGGAGATGCCGTCAACAGAGCCCTTGGAAGAATACTGCCAGATGCCATACTTCCCGGAGTAGGTGCATTTGCTGGCATACTGCGCTACCCAGTGAGCGTAGTCCGTGAGTTTGCTGTCGTCCATCCGCTCTTTGAAGCCGGAAACAGCGGAGCCGTAGATACCGACAAAGTATCCGGCAGCTTCCATTGTCTCGCAGAAAGCGATGGTGGCCTCTGTGATACCAGCCTTGGCAGAGGCGGGCTGTGCCTCGTTGTCCATGTAGACCGGGTATTCCAGCTGCTTGCCCTTGAGGATCTGAATGAAGCGCTCGGCATCCGCTTTTCCTGCAGCGGCAGTCACGCAGTCTTTTCCGACGAAGTAGTAAGCGCCGACAGGGATACCGGCAGCCTTGGCTCCCTTGTAGTTTGCTTCCCATTTGCTGTCCGTATATGTACCAGCGTCAGAGCCGCCAGCCTTGATGATGGCAAACTGTATGCCAGCGGCCTTTACCTTGTTCCAGTCAATCGTTCCCTGCCAGTGGGATACGTCAATTCCTTTTGTTCTTGCCATGTTACTTGCCCTCCTTGGTATCGTTGCTTTCGCGGTCGTGGAGCTGTTCGAGGACGTCCTTCAGCTTTTCCGGTACAGGCAGGCCGAGATGGACGCTGTTTTCCACGAGGGACAGTCCTTCATTCGAGATGTAGAAAAAGATGATTGCTGTCCGAAGCACTCCGGCATGGTCGAGCACATAGATGTCGAGGGCGTTTGCAATGCCGATCAGAATGAAGATCAGCACCTTGCGGCAGATGCCCTTGAAGCCGACCGCCGAGGAGAGTTTCTTGTCTGCGATGGCGCACATGACTCCAGTGATGTAGTCCGTCACGACGAAGATGATGAGTGCGATCATCAGGCCATCACAGCCTCCAAGAAACCAGCCGAGCCAGCCTCCGATGGCCGTAAAGATGAGTTGAATGGTGTTCCAGAATTCTTTCATGTTGCGATTCCTCCTTTTTGTGCAAAATAAAAGCTGCCTGCGCGATTGCAGACAGCCTTGTGAACTGAATCTGGTATGAAGTTATATTTGTTTTGGCAGCGCCTCCCAGAGACGCATATCCTCCTGTCCCAGCGACCACATGGCAAAGCCTCTCACTCCCCAGCGGTAGGCCGCTTCGTTTGCCCAGTAAATGAGCGAGTCCACATCCTGATAGTAGAGGATGGAAAAGCCGTCCGCGTCGCCAAGGAACAGTCTGGATATCCAGATGTTGATGTCCTTTGGCGTGATTGTCACCGTGTAGTCGCTTCCGCAGGAAAGAGCGAGCTCGTGGGAGTGATAGAAATCATAATCCATCGAGATACTCTCGCTGCGGATTGCTTCCTCCTCAATATCGGAGGTCAAGGTGAACACCTGAAATTCAGAGTCCCATGTTGCGTTTGACCGGCTGATCCTGCCGTACTGCGTGACGATGCCGTCCGGAAAGGTCACATCGAAGCGCTCATAAGGCTCGTATGTCCATGCATCACCCATGCGGAGCAGCTCACAGACCGTCCGGTTGTCAGACCGGTATCCGGCATATCCTCCGGAGAAGCCGCTGACCGTTGCAGTGAAGCGGAGCGTATATGAGGAGCCGGAGTAAACTCTGACCTTGTTCCCTCGGATACGCATTTCGACCGTGTACATGGACGGATCGGTTCTGAGGTTGCTGCTTGCAGTCCTTTCGATGGTCTGGCTGTAGCTTCCAAGAAGCGTGGAGCCGTTGTAAAGCTCTACGGCCTGAGAATCATAATTTAGGCAGCAGAACAGGTTGCCGCAGAATACTCCGGCCTTGCCGTGCCCATTGGATGGGAAGGCCAGTCTCGCCCGCAGGTGGATATCGGAGAAGCCGTCATATTGCCATGCCAGCTTTCCGGAGCCGTCCAGCTGCGAATAGACTCGGCTTTCGGAATATTCATCCTCCCGCCAGACCGTCCACGAGCCGGAAAGCGTTGTCCAGTAGTTGGTAGAGAGTACGCCATAATCCCGGAAGTCCTCATACCAGATGAGCGCGGAGTCCGGTTTCCTGCGGAGCATTTCGCAGGTGAGCTTGAAAGCTCTGTCCGGCTGGCACTCGTTACCGTCCACATCGATGAAGTGGCGCGGAGACAAAGTGAACGATGCCGATCCTGCCGATGGAGCTTCCGAGAAGCTGCTGCATACCCGGTAGCCGTAGAACTGCACGCCTTTGATATCTACGGAAATTTGGATCGTATGCGTTCCGGCTGACAATGAAATATTGCTGGCCAGTGTCGTCCAGAAGGTACTGCGCCAATACGGCCACCAGAGCCTGCTCTCCGTAAAGTGGGTGGTGCTGCCGTCAATCGATACATAGATGCCGTTCTTGTCCCAGAAGGGATAGCAGAGGCGGATCGCAATATCATACCTCCCGGCAGCCGATACCGTGAAAGTATAAGTGGCGGAGCCGTTGTCGCCCAGCGTGGCCACACCGTTTTCAAAAGAGACGATGCCGGAGTAGGAGCTCGTGGTGCCGTCCGCGTCTACATAAATAGTGCCGAACTCGGTGTGCTGCTGCTTGGAATAGGCTGTCAAGTAGTGCCTCCGGTTATAGGTGCCATTCATCAGCGGGTACTCATAGCTTGCTGCATCCCGGCCTTCCATAAAATCGTAGACCTGCGGCAGAGCCCAAGGCACCATATCGTAATCATCCCAGTATGCGAGAATCGGGATGAATGGCTGTGGCGGAGCGTCGTCCGTGAAGTTATACTGCCCGGTCATCCAGTTCTTTGCCGCATAGTAGGTGTTGGATGTGCCGCGATAGGTCTTACCGAGGTTAGCCGGTGTATCGTAAATCTGCCAGTTCCAGCCATAAGCCGGAAGCCCGAAGAATATCTTCTCAGGTGTCATGACCGTGACCGCATAATCGTAGATGCCCTCCAGCCAGTCCCTCGGTGAGACGGCACCGGGAGCAGAGCCCGCCCAAGCCATGCCGTAGCTCATGATGGCAGCCGTATCACAGTAAGGATTGAGGTCACCGTAAACGCACCAGTTCTCTCCGCCGACCGAGCCGTTTATGGAGTTCATACCCGGCAGGCAGATGTTCATGAGCTTCGTGCTGTCGTAGGATTTAACAGTGTTATAGATATTCCGAAACATCGCCGTGGAGGCTGCGTGGGTGGAATATCCGTCGCCTTTCTCAAGGTCAATGTCGATGCCGTCGCACCACGGGTATTTCTCCATGATGCGGATGATCTCAGTCAGGAAAGTGTCCTGTGCGCCGTTCGTGTTCTCCCGCAGCGCTTTGAAGATGCTGTTCGTGCCGTCATTGGATATCGTCAGCAGCCATTTGATATGCGGCCACTGACGGATGTATGTCAGCATATTGGAGATTGCCACGCCGGTTTCGTAGATTTCTCCGGTTGCTCTGACCTTAAAGGAAAAGAGCCCGACCTGACTGATCCTGTCGCCATAAGCGGCAAGGGCAGAATACATGCGGGAGTTTCCCATGAACGTCCAGACCATACATCGGTGGCCTTTTAAATAGTCTCTGCTCATATCAGATCACTCCCATCCTGCATCTCCTGAAACTCCACATAAATCCTTGCTGACTTCTTATCCGCGACCGTGATCGGGTGCTTGCTGTCACCGGCAGCGGAGTATTGAAAGAATCCGTCCTTTTCGGTAGCTGCATTGTTCTTCAGGCATTCCCGGTTTGAGGACAGAAGGTCAAATTCATCACCGGCGCTGGCCGCAGCCTTAAAGGTCGCTTTATGCGCACCGGCTCCAAGGGCAAGAGAAATGCTCCCAGCATCCATCGCCTGAATCGGATAGACCTTGTAATCAAGCCCGGCAGCAGTAGAGCCGAGATTGAAGATAATGCAGGTCGCCGAGGAGCGGACGATGCAGTTATAAAAGCGTTTGCCAGCTATGGCGTCATCACCGTTGTACTTTTCAAGAAGCGTTCCAGTGTTTATGGCATATCCCGTAACCTTGTCGCCTTCCTGCAGCATCAGGTCGGTAAACCAGAGCGTACCGGTGCAATCTGTGACAGTGGGCTTTACCGTGATGTTTACGACGCGCTTATCCTGCTTTTTTGCGATTGTCTCTGTAAAGCGTGTAAACTCCGGCATTTACCCATCCTCCGTCCATTGTATTTCTGACACGTGACCTACCCAGCCGGTAGCGATGGAGCCGCCCTGCAGGAACATGTCTGTGATATAGACCGTACCTGTACAGTCGGTGACGCATACACGGACGATGATTTTGGTGACGCGGCCATACTGCGGAGAGACGTCCTGCGCCACATGTGTGAATGAAGCCATAGAAATCCCTCCTTCAGATCAGGTCTATGAATCTTGTTTCTGTTGTTCCGTCCTCGTATTCAAAGGTCACCTCAATGCCGACCTGCCCGGAGCTGCCTTTGACGAGGTTTTCCGAAGCAATCTGTGCCGAGAAGGTATAGCTTTCCCGGTTTGCAGGCGTGATGGTTTGCGAGAGGCTTTTTGTGGTATTCAGAGCGCCTTCGCACCTGAAGGAAGCCGTGCCTGACACGCCATTCTCCGCATCTACGGAAAAGCCGGAGCTCTGCCAGTAGTTGAGGCCGGAGTCGGCTCTGGAATTGCGCAGATGGTTGAAAGGAACCAGATCCTTCATTTCCTGACTGTCCACCAGATCGGCAGATTCCAGCATGTCGGCAGCACTGTCCCAGCGGGAGGAGGAATCGCCAAGCTCCCGGAGAGTGGTGGAAAGCTCCAGCACCGTGTTCCAAGGCTCCTGCAGGTTGTATTCCCTGCGGACGATTCTGGTCTTTACCGACAGGTTCAGGTCATCGTCCTTTACCGTCACGGTATCGCCAAGCTCCCACGTTTCATGCTCGAAGCCTGTCAGGACAGATAAGTCCATTGCTTTCAGCACATAGGAAATGCGCGGAGAGGCATAGTCCGCAAGGCGCATGTTTGCAAATTCCAGCATCTGATACGGATTGGTGAAGTTTGAGCAATCCAGCGTTGAGATACGGATTTCGGAGGTATAGGTGGTGTCCTGCACATATTCTTTGCCGTCATTGATGGACGCGAAGGTCATACCGTCCTTGCCGTAGGCATACAGCCTCGTGATAAGGCTTGTCGTATCAATGACGCGCTGGATGGATTTCATATTTTTCTTGTAGCAGAACAGCACGCCGGAATCCTCGCCGCTGAAAGTAAGCAGCTTCACGATCTTGTTCGCGTTATCAAAAATCAGGTCGCCGCCGTGAATGTCCTGTACTGCCCGGAGGATCGCCAGCGCATTCTTCTCAGAGCAAGTCCACGTTCGTTTGGTGGAGACATTGACCGCGCCCATATCCCAGTCGGTGTCCTGCAGGGCGTAAGCTATCGGGACATCTGCTGTATCTGCGTTAAAGGTAATCGGCTCTTTCTTAACCGAATACGCGAGGTCGTAAAAGGCCGCCTCTGCATAGACAGTGGTGATGGCTTTGCCGCTTTCTTCCTTGTCATCCGTAATCGTCCGGATACGGTACGTGTCGCTGACAATGCGCACGGTCTTTTCGTTATCGACATAGGAGCGCTTGCTGTCCTGAAACGGGAGCTTGAATTCCAGTTCATCCACACCATTGATCTCGCTGGTCACGATAATGTCATAGGCGTTATCCAGAACAGCTTCCGCATTGCCGTCCGCGTCAAGGATGACCGGTCTTGCATATCCGAGCTTTGTATAAAGCGGTTTCGGATTATCATGTAGATTGATTGCTGTGAGGACAGGCGTCCTTGCCGTATTCGTGGTGGCAAGGGTGATGCGATATTTGATGTATTTCCTTGAGGGTGATTCCAGCTCACCGTTCGAGCCAATAGCCTGCCACTGCGTCCAAGTCGAAAGATCGTCAGAGGTCGCTGTTTCCACCAGAGAAATGGAGGTCTCGCCGGGAGAGTAGTTCGCATTGATGGAAACTCTGCCGTTACCGACCACACCACATTTCCTTGCAGCAGTAATCAGCTGGCCGCTTTCAGGATAAACAGAGCTGGTCGCACGCAGCGTAACGACATCAGCCGTTGTCAGAGCATCTATATCTCCGGTCATATCCGCGCCGTTGGCAGAAAGCGACTCAAGAAAATACTCCGCAAGATCATCCGCTGTAAGCGAGGAGTCGCAGTCGAGGAACCAGTCATCAAAACCGCCTGCGTACCAGTAAGAGTTTGCGTGCATTCCCCAGATCAGGTCAGCCACGCAGGAGCGGTTCAGTTCTCCGGTAAAGGAAAGCACACCTGATTGCCATACCGTGCCGGAACTTTTATCTCCGAGGATGTACTGCGCTGTCTTTGCCGTAGGCTTTATGACGCAGGCAATAAAATACCAGTTTCCATTCTGCAGAGAGAACGATGGTGTCACCGACTGATCCAGAATGAGTGTGCCGGAGGAGTTATACAGCATGATTCTCGGCTTCCCGCGAATGAGCGATAAATAAAAAATCGGCTGACCGGAGCCGTAGCGGGTATTCAGAATCGGAGTATAGGTGTTTCCGACTGAATATGTCGTGGGCTTCATCCAGCCGCCGACCACGATGGTCTCGCCGATGTTGGAAAAGATGCTGCCGTCGTTCGTTACCTTCAAGTAGGTTTTCTCCGATGAAGGGTTGTTGATATTCATCTGGAAATACCGACCGAAATTGCCGGTCTTCATCGAAGCCGTAGTGCCGCTCCAGTTATGGATATATGCCTTGCGATCCTTGCCGGAGAAATCTGCGAGGTTATCATCCGCGTCCGGATTCTCTTCGTTAAAGCGCCAGAGGCCGTCCGGAGCCCAAGCAGCCGGGAACTCTCCGGTGAAGGCATCCTGCGTATTAAGTGTATTTTTAAGAGCCATGCGAAATCACCTCCAGCGGCTTCTGGCCTGAATGTTCAGTTCCGTAAATGTTGTATTTGTTCCGACCGCCTCAATTACGACGGTATTGTCTCCGGTATCCAGCACCGGGAAATTGAGCTCCGACAGCAGCGGGAGCCCGTTTCGCAGCGTATCGCCGTTTGCATCCACGACCTTTGCTGTCATGTGAGACGAATCAATGATGAGCGTCTCGCCGGAGGATAGGCGTCCGATGATACGGAGCTCGCTGCCGTTTGTGGTTATACTGATATACGAGTCCGTCCCGGAAGGAATCACTCCCTGTAGGGCGTAGATGGGATAAGACTCTATATTTCCAAGAGAGCGGGAGGCAGTAAATGTTCCTGCCTCCGCAAAGTCAAAGGTCTCGTCCGATATGGCATAGCCGTAAGGATCAGGGCAGAAGAATTCCAGATTGAAGGTGCAGGAATTGCGGACTGCCCGGTCAAAGGAAAATCCGGACGTGAGCCTTGCTTCATAAACTCGTCCCGGTTCCTTGTCCAGAATGAGCTGGCAGAGGCCGTTGTCCGGATTCAGCCATTCGATAATGTCATCCTTCTTTGCGAGAAATTGCTCATCCGTTTCACCCGGAGGGATGAAGCACGAAATCACAATCTTTCGCTCGGATACCGTCTCTCCGAAATCAAACACGCCGTGCCGTCCGGGCATGGTAACCGTGTTATTCCTAAGATCCGGCATCCGATATTCGTTTGTAATTCTTGTTGCAAGTCCCATAGACTGGGAGGTTGTTCCGTTAAATGAAAATCCCATATCACACCAGTCCTTTCGCTCTGCGTCCTGCTGTCAGCAGGGTATTGAGCTGTTGAGAAATCTTGCGGATATCATCGTCGCTTCTGACGCTCATCTCCTCGATGTTGATCAGCGGATGGTCTCCCGAAAGGGAAAGCGAAGCGCTGCTGACCGCGTCCTGAATCATAGAGCGCAGGGACGATACACCGACCACGGCCTCATCACCGGCCTCGCCTCCGCCAAGGAGCGTGCCGCCGCTCTGGCCGAAGATGGTCGCGTCTTTTAGGATCATGCCGCCTGACATCGCCTTCTTATACCAGTCCACAGAGAAGTGTGGTATGGACGGCGGGTTTAAGGAGAAGCTGCCGGAAATCGAGAAGTGCGGCAGCTTGATTTTCGGCAGGCTCCAGCTGAAGTTGAACACGCTTTTCAGCTTGTTGACGATGCCGGAGACAAAGCTCCAGATACCGTTGAACACATTGGAGATCGTGCTCTTGATCCCGTTTACGATGTTGGAGACGGTGCTCTTTATCGCATTGAAGCCGTTACTGATCCCGGACTTCATGGTATTGATTACATTCATGACCGCCGATTTGATGCCGTTCCAGATGTTGCTGACAGTCGTTTTTACGGCATTGAATACGGTGGAGGTCGTTGTCTTTATGGCGTTCCAAGCCGTAGTGATGGCGGTCTTGATTGCATTAACCACAGTCGTTATGGCTATCTTTATAGCATTCCATACCGTCGTGACCACAGTCTGGATCGCTGTCAGGACGGTTGTGATAACGGTTTTATACGCATTGAAATATGTGGTGACCGCCGTCTTGATGCCGTTTAGGATCGTCTCGAAGAAGGTCTTTATTCCATTCCAGATGTTCGTAAAGAACGTGGAGATGGCTGTGAAAACCGTTGTCACCGTATTCTGGATTCCGGTCACAATGCCGGTAAAAAAGCTGACGATGCCGTTCCAGATATTTACGAAGAAGTCCTTGATGCCTTGCCAGATTTCCTGCCACGAGGTTCCGAACCAGCCAAGGAACACATTCACCACGTTGCCGAGCGTCGTCAGGATATTCGATAGCGTATTGACGATGAAGTCCCAAGTGGATGTAAATATACCATTGATACCGGAAAGAGCCTGATCCCAGTCGCCGGTGAAGATGCCGATAAAGACATCCAAAATATTCAAGATCAGATCCATCGCGTAGGACAGGATGTTTGCAATGTTCTGGAATACGCCTTCAAACATCGGAGCGAGGACAGAGCACAGGCCATCCCATACAGCTTTTATGACTTCGCCGATGTCTTTGAAGTTAAAGCCCAGCTCATTGAGCTTATCGACGATGCCCTGCGTGAAAGCCTGAAACGTCTCTACGAGCCCGTTCCAGATAGCCGTGATCTTATTACGGAAGTCCTCGTTCGTTTTCCAAAGGTAGATGAAGGCAGCCACCAGCGCAGCAATCGCTGCAATCACAAGGCCTATTGGGTTAGCAGCCAGCGTAGCATTAAGCCCGGACATCGCGCCTTTCACCGTCGTAATTGCCGTAGACACCTTCGGGATGATCGTCATGACCGTCCCGACCGAAGATACAATCTTTCCGATCACCACAAGGAGTGGCCCGATTGCAGTGGCTACGAGAGCGATCTTTATGATCATCTGCTGCATCGGCTCTCCGAGATTGTTCCACCACTCGGCGAGGGATTTCAGCTTATCGGAGATCTGCTTCAGGACAGGCGCAAGCACCGTCATCAGAGAATTTCCGACCTCGGCACCGGTTTCCTTCAGGGAGTTCATCGTCATCTGGAACTGGTCAATCGGGTCGAGAGTTGCATTGAAGGTGTTTTCTACACTGCCTTCAAAATCAGAAAGTGAGCCGGACAGGTCGTCAAGGTTCAGCTTTCCAGTCTGCACGGCATTGTAGATTGACGCACCGGCTTTGCTTCCGAACAGGTCATAGGCTGCCTGCAGCTTTTCAGTTTCGGAGCCGTTGCCCTTCATGGTTTGGGAGAAATCAGCAAGAGCCTGATCCAGCGTTTTGCCGTCCTTCGTCGCATTCTTCATGGCGGTCTTAAGACCCATCATAGCGGAGGAAGTATCCAGACCGGACATCTCCACCATGCCCATAAATCCTGCGGCCTGCTGGGCGGTCAGTCCCATTTCCTTTAGCTGTACGGCATTGGAGGACAGCAGGCTCGCAAGGGAATCCATCCCGATACCTGTGGCCTGACCGGTTGCATTCAGCGCGTCCAGAAGGGAATCCGCCTCGGATGCGTCCATGCCGAAAGCGTTCATGACCGAGGATACGTTGTCGATGGATGTCGAAACGTCAGTATCATTCAGCTGGGCAAACTTTATGAATTTCGCGGAGAGATCGTCCAGCGCCTGCCCGGTCAGGCCAAAGCGAGTGTTGACCTCGCCGACAGCGGCACCGGCAGTTTCGAAGTCCGTCGGTATCTCTGTGGCGAGGTCTTTCACGATCTGGTTCATTTCTTCCAGCGCTTCTCCGGTCGCGCCGGTTTTCTGTTCTACGATATCAAGCCCGGCATCCACCTCATTGAATGCGGCAAGAGAAGCTGCGCCAAGAGCTACAATGGGAGCCGTGACATGAGTTGTAAGGCCGGTTCCGACATCGGAGATTTTCCCGCCGACTTCCTGCAGCTTCGTTCCGGTTGCCGTGAGGGTTGCGGAGATATGAGAGTCGGTTTCTTTGCACTGCTGTTCGAGGTTTTTGAGCTCGTTTTCTGTCTCTATGATCTCACGCTGCCATGCATCATATTGCTGCTGGGTGACGGTACCGTTTTTGAGTCCAGCATCCATTTGGTCTTGCACGGACTTCAGCTGTGTGAGCTTTTCCTTCGTTTCGGAGACAGCCTGCTTCAGGAGCTTCTGTTTCTGTTCGAGCAGCGTGGTATTCGTCGGGTCGAGCTTTAAGAGCTTATTGACATCTTTAAGCTGCGACTGCGTGTTCTTGATTTCCTTATTGATGCCGGAGAGGGCTTTGGAAAGGCCGGTCGTATCGCCGCCGATTTCCACGGTTATGCCTTTGATCCTGTCGGCCATGCTACGACCTCCTTCCTGTTAAAATCGATCCATATCCGCCTGCGATGCTGTCTGGGCGTATGGATAGTCGTCGTTACTCATTTCTGCGTACATATCGTTGACACATCCGATGGTGAGCAGATCAAGCTCCGAGATGTGAAGCCCGATCTGCACGCATCGGAGTAAAAAGAGCGGGGTTGTCATTTCCCGCTCCGTGTTGTGATGTTTTTTTTAGAGGCCACCTGCTGTTCCACGTTCAGTCCCCAGAGCTCGATGATCTGCGGGAGAATTTCGTAGATCGAGAAGGTGTTGAACTGGTCGAGCCAGTCCTCCGGAGTATCCGGGACATCCGGGTTCTGGTGCTTTGCCATGAGCCACGCGATGTTCTCGAAAAGCTCAAGGGAGAAGGTGTCCAGATTGGAGCTCTCCGCATCGCTTTTGTCGATGCCTTTTTGCAGCTCGTTCAAGTCCTTGTAAATGTCCCTGTGAAATTTGTTCCTGTAGAGACGAGGGATAGCGGCAGAGGCGCGAAACTGCACCTCCTTGCCGTCAACCTCGATGGTTTTCGTAACTGCCATATCGCGCCTCCTTACTCACCGTTTGAAACAGCTGCACTCGGCTCATAGACCGCACTGTACCAGCCGTTGTAGACTGCGTCTGTGGTATTGGTGCCGGTCTTGACCTTCACGATGCCGGAAGGGAGCGGAGAAACCGTAAGGGACAGTGTTTCGGTCTGCACCTCTGTGGAGTCCTCCTTGGTGCTGCCGGTGACGGAAGGACGGGTCGCGCTGCAGTAATACATGCAGTGACGGATCTTTCTCTGGTCGCCGGAAAACTCAAAGAGCAGAGCGAAGTGCTCCGGCTCCACATCCTTGTTTTCCACCATGACGCCATTGGCATCCTCAGTCTCATGCATGACGTCCGTGAGAAAGCTCTCCGGAATCAGCGCCAGCTCGAAGTCGCCAGAATAGCCGTTGTTGTTGGAGACCATGTAATATACGGAGTCATCCGCATAGAACGGGTCGTTGTCGCCCTCCGCATCCAGCGAAAGGGAGACTGCACCGGGCATCGCCACAGGTGTGCCGAAGGTGACGGTACCGTCAGCCGCCAGCGTAGCGATGGCGTAGTAGCAATTCTTCAGGCCAAACTTGACCTTGTTTCTTGTGTTAGGCATAGTCGATTAACCTCCTGTAATCTGTGTTTGATATAAGACCTCGTACAGCTTCTCCGACTCGATCCACACCTCGGATTTTTCATAAGGCAGATCGTGCGCGATTAAGATGTCCTCGATCCGGGTTTCGGTTTCCGGGTCTTTGGCGTCCGTGTAAAGTTCGATATTCAGTTCGTTGATTTTCTGATACACGGTATCGTCCGCGAACAGATTGTCCGTGCCCGGATATAAGAAAACGAGGAAGGGCGGCTCCGGTGATTCACCTTCGGCAAAGTGGTCGTAGGCGAGCGGGAGTCCAGCTTCCTCTAACATGGTGATTACTTCGTCGTATGTCATGATCCACCTCCCAGCTTCTGTTTGATGGTGTCGACGAGCTTTTCATTCCCGCGTTCCTCGGCTGCTGCGATATGCGGCTGTGCCGGTACGCGACCGCCGCCACGCTTCACATGGCCATGCTCCAGAAGGTGCGCCAGCTGATAGCGGTTTCTGGAATGCACCACCAGATCGATGCTTTCCGAATCCTCGTGGACATTTTTGACCGACCAGCTTTTCTTGTACTTTCCGGTATCCACGGGAGCACCGGCCTGTATATCCTTGCGGACAGAGGCAGCGGTTTCCTTGACTGCAGCCTTCAAATCGTCAGAAGCGAGGCCTGCATATTTTTCGAGCTCCTCCATAATGGCGTCGCCCATTTCGTTGATTGATACATTCCTGCTCATGCGCTTTTCTCCAGCTTGCAGTTGAATTTCAGGCTGTTATGCTTGTAGCCCATCGGATTGACATAGGTGATGTTGTAGGTCTTGCCCGCCGCGATGATCCGGTACTTTGTGGATTCCACAGCGGCAAGCTCGGAGCAGTAGCGGCAGGTAAAGTCCAGCGATTCCTCCGGGTTTATCACGACGCCGGTGGATTCCGAACCGGAGCTTGTGCCGACCGTCGCCCAGCAGGAAAAATAATCTGCCCAGCCGCTCTTGTGGTTTCCGTATCTATCCACAGTCACGGCATTGACCTGAAACGTCACCCGGACTCTCATAGCTGCTATATTCATGAAAACGCTCCTTCCCGTATGGCAAAGAGAAGGGAGCGCAGCGTCATGGTAAGCGCATGATGGTCGGCTTCCTCCCTGTGCTCGAATAGATAAGCGCAGGCATAAAGAATAGCCACCTTCATGGTTTCCCGGATCGCTGTCAGTTCCTCCTCGGTGTAATCATCAGAAGAAGTGTTCTCTGAATTGACCACAGTCCACTGGTCATCGGTCAGCCTTGCCACATCGACACACAGTCTTATGGCGGAGGCCAAGAGGATGCCGACCGTGGCATCCTCATCCGCCGAATCCACACGCAGATAAGCCTTTGCATCATCAGTTGAAATCAGTGCCACGGTCGTTCACCTCCAATCATCAGGAACCTGCGGTTACCTTCATGTCGAGAATCTTGATGCCTTCCGCAAGGATCAGCTTGCCGTCGACACGCTCCGTGCAGGTGAAGCCGACCTGACCGTTGGTAGCGTAAAGCTCGTTCAGGCGCTTGATTGTGCGTCCGGCTCTGTCAGCGATCCAGTAGCAGGAGAAATCGCCGAAAGCGATAGCTCTTGCACCGGCAGCCATCGTAGGCACCTTCGGAGAAGTGTAGAGCGGGAAGCCAAGAAGTCTGTCGGGCTCACCGGCAGTCAGGGAAGGCTGCCACATATACGCACCGTTGTTGTCCTTGAGCTTTCTGATGGCTGCGACCGTGGCATCGTTCATGAGGAACTTTGCCTTGCCGCGATAAGGTGCTTTCAGGGAGTACACAAGGCTGATGAGCTCGTCAGCCGTGATCGCCGTAGCGGAAGCTGCAGTCAGGCCGGAAGGAGCGCCACCAGCGTTTGCCGCGATGAACAGGCCGGTCGGTCTGTCGATAGCCGTTGCGCCGCTCTGGATCGCGCCATTGATGAAGGCATCCTCCTCAGCCTCGCCGAAGGCACGACCGAATTCCTCGGAGATGTAGCCTTCGATGTCGAAGAAGCTATCAGCCAGAAGCTCATCGGAAACCTTGATAAGGTCTGTGAGCTTGAAAGCGTCAATGCTGGTCTGACCGAAGGTCGGATTGCTTTCGGTATAAGCACCGTTCTCAGCTGTCCATGCAGCCTGCGTATGGCCGTTCGCTACAGGAATCTTGCGCTCGTTCTGCGTGGTGATGATCTTGCAGCCGATGGTACGCATGATGTTGTTCTCATCGAGAGCCTTCACGAGAGTGTGCTCGAATTCGATAGGAACAAGGTAGCCGCCGTTGCCATCAGTGCCTTCCTCCAGCACGTCACGAATCACCGGATTGCCGGGATGGCGAATGTTGTCCCAGAAGGCCTTCTTGTAAGCAGCGGAAGCCCTGCCGGTCTTTTCATCTGCCTTGTCGCAGGTTTTGCCGGGCATGTTGGTGATGGGAGCGGAAGTGGGCTGGTTGAGCATCTTCTCAATCTCGTCCTGACGCTGCAGGCGCTCTATGTCGCGGGTGAGGTCGGTGACTTCCTTCTCCATCTTGTCGTAGGTCGCGGCATCCTCCGCAGAAACCATGCCGCCGTTCTGAGAGTGGGTGTTAAGAAAAGCCTTTGCAGCCTCCCATGCCTTCGCTCTCTTTTCCATAAGTTCCATAATCTGAGTCATAATAAAAATCCTCCTTTAATGTGCGAGAAGCGAAAGGCGCTTCTCAAGATCGGTAACAGGTACCATGTGTTTATTTGCTTCCGGCTTTTTCTTGGGAATCAGCCGTGATAGCAGTGAGTCAGTGACGGCCTTGCGGGAGAAAAGCATCTCCGTATCGGCCTCGTCGTCCAAGGTAGGCTCATCGCCCGACTTGAACAGAATCTCGTCAGCGAAGCCGAGCTTTACGGCCTCCTTGGCGTTCATCCACGTCTCGGCATCCATCAGCTGCGAAATCTTGTGGCGGGAGAGCCCGGACTTGATTTCGTAGGCGTTCATGATGGATTCCTTGACTTCGTTCAGCATGTCGATGGCCTTCTGCATCTCATCGGTATCGCCGATTGCGATGGTCGCAGGGTTGTGAATCATCAGCATGGCCACAGGGCTCATGCAGACCTTGGTACCGGCCATAGCGATGACGGATGCCGCCGAAGCGGCAAGGGCATCGATCTTGACCGTCACGTCATGCGGGTAATCCATCAGCATGTTGTAGATCTGCGCAGCAGCAAAAACATCACCGCCCGGAGAGTTAATCCAGAGGGTGATGTTCCCATCGCCGCTATTCAGTTCATCTTTAAAAAGCTGTGGTGTTACTTCGTCGCCGAACCACGTCTCATCGGAAATTTCCCCGTCGAGGTAGAGTGTTCGGTCGCTGCCGAAGGTATCCGGCTCCTCGTTTCGCACCCAGTTCCAAAACTTTCTGGTCATAGTGCCTCCTTGTGTTTTCGCCGGGTGCGCTCACTTTGCTGTGGCTGTTCCGGCTCTTTTTCTGATTCTTCTTGTGTTTCATCCGGTTCCTCCTGTGCAGGTGCTGTGGCTGCAAAGATGCCTGCGTCCTTGAGCTTTGTCATGTTGCCGTTTATGAGATACAGGTCGCCGCCTTCCTCTTCCGGGATACGGTCGAGGTTTTCCAGCTCCCTGATATCGTTGGCGCTCATCCAGCCATTCTGGCGTCCGGTCGCATAGCCGTTCATGCGGCTCTGGTAGTCACCTCGAAGCAGGCCGTCCACATTGAACTTGAAGAAGTATTCCTTCTTTTCATCCAAGGAGAGAAGCGCTCGCTGCATGGACTGTTCCCAGCGGCAGACCCACGGGTCGAGGGTGTATTTCACGAACTCCAAGGACTGCTGCTCGATGTTCGAGAAGCTCGATTTCTCAAGGTCGCCGATCATGTGAGGCGGGATGCGGAAGATACGAGCGATCTCGTTTATCTGGAACTTCCGCGTCTCCAAAAACTGCGCCTGCTCCGGTGAAATGGAGATGGGCGTATATTTCATGCCTTCCTCAAGGACTGCCACCTTGTTAGCGTTTGCGCTGCCGCCGAAGGCCGAGTTCCAGCTTTCCCTGACGCGCTCCGGGTCTTTTACCACACCGGGATGCTCCAAGATGCCTCCGGGTGTCGCGCCGTTAGCGAAAAACTTAGCTCCGTACTCCTCACAGGCAATTGCCATGCCGATGGCGTTCTTAGCCATCGCAATCGGGCTGTAGCCCACGAGGCCATCAAAGCCGAGGCCGGGAATGTGCAGCACATCGTGTGGAGAGAGCCTGACGCGGCTGCCGTCCATCGTGTGCGCCTCATCCTGCGAGGTCTGGTATTCGTAGTAGAGGTGGCCGTCTGCATCGCGGTCGACCGTCATGCGGTTTGGCATCAAAGGATATAGTGCCACGACCTCGCCCTTGCCGTTTCTGATGATCTGCGCGTAGGCATTTCCCCAGAGGAGCAGGTGCGTCATGAGCGTTTCCCGAAAGACAAAGGAAGTCATCTCCGGGTTTGGCTCATCGTGTAGGATGAAGTAGAGCGGGTGACCTGTTGCTTTCTCCTTGCTGCCGTTTTCACCGTACCGGTACAGATGGATAGGCAGTCCTGCAATCGCCTCGGAAAGAATCCGGACGCAGGAATATACTGCCGTCATCTGCATGGCGGATCGTTCTGTTACAGCCTTGCCGGAGGTCGTCCCGCCGAAGAAGAAGCGGTAGGCGCTGCCGGAGGTCGCGTCCTTGGGCTTGTCGCGGCTGCGAAATAGTCCTGAAAATATGCTCATATCCATCCCTCCAATCCGTTAAGGGCTTCCCGGATTACCAGAAAGCCGAGTAGTGAAATCAAAAACATTGTCTTTTCCTCAGATAAACAAAATGCCTCTGTCGTCATAGACAGAAGCACCGTTGTCGTTGCCACACCGGATCGCCCGGTCGAGTGCCATGATCGTTGCGATGGCACCGTCAATCTTCTCCGTGGATTTTTCTTTGTCGGCCTTGATGTTTCCGGCAGGATCAGTACGGATGAAGATGTTGTCCATATTCCAGCGGAGTACCGGATGGCCTCCGTGGGCGAGCTTTTTCTCAAGCGTCAGCTTCATGAGCTCTTTGGTGGGCGGGCTCATATCCTTGAAGCCCTGACCGAAGGGCACGACAGTAAAGCCCATGCCCTCAAGGTTCTGCACCATCTGGACGGCTCCCCAGCGGTCGAAGGCGATCTCGCGGATGTTGAAGCGGTTGCCGAGGCGCTCGATGAATTTCTCGATGTAGCCGTAGTGGATGACGTTACCTTCCGTGGTTTCGAGGTAGCCTTCCTTCTCCCAAGTGTCATAAGGCACATGGTCGCGCCGGACACGGAGTTCCAGCGTATCCTCCGGCACCCAGAAGTACGGGAGGATCACATACTTGTCTGTTTCATCCCTTGGAGGGAAGACCAGCACGAAGGAAGTGATATCCGTGGTGGAGGACAGGTCAAGGCCGCCGTAGCAGACACGGCCTTCGAGGTCATCCTCATTGACCGGAAACGCGCAGGCGTCCCATTTGTCCATCGGCATCCAGCGGATGGCCTGCTTTACCCATTGATTGAGCCTAAGCTGTCTAAAGGAGTTCTCCTCGCCGGGATTCTGCTTTGCGGACTCACAGGCGGCTTCCACCTTGTCGATGCCGACCGTGATCCCCAGCGACGGGTTTGCCTTTTTCCAGACCTCCGGATCTGTCCAGTCCTCGGAAGCGTCCGCTCCGTATATCACCGGATAGAAGGTCGGGTCGACTTTTCTGCCGTCAAGGATGTCCTGCGCTTTCTGGTGGACTTCGTAACAGATGGTGTTCGTATCATTCCCAGCGGTCGTGATCAGGAAGTAGAGCGGCTGCATTCTGGCATCGCCGGAGCCCTTGGTCATAACATCAAAGAGCTTCCGGTTCGACTGTGTGTGCAGCTCGTCAAAGACCACGCCGTGGATGTTAAAGCCGTGCTTTGAGTAGGCCTCAGCGGAGAGCACCTGATAGAAGCTGTTCGTCGGCTCGTAGATGATCCGCTTCTGGGAAGCCAGTATTTTCACGCGCCGGTTTAAGGCCGGGCACATCCTGACCATATCCGCAGCCACGTCAAAAACGATGGTGGCCTGCTGTCTATCGGCAGCGCAGCCATAGACCTCGGCACGTTCTTCACCGTCGCCGCAGCAAAGGAGCAGGGCGACCGCAGCGGCAAGCTCCGACTTGCCCATCTTCTTTGGTATCTCGATGTAGGCCGTGTTGAACTGCCGGTAGCCGTTTGGCTTTAGCACACCGAACAGGTCGCGGATGATTTTTTCCTGCCAGTCGATAAGCTCGAATGGCTTTCCTGCCCATGTGCCCTTGGTATGGCAGAGCTGCTCGATGAACATCACAGCGAAATCTGCCATCTTCTTGCTGTAGTGGGAGGACTCAGCCATGAAGCGGGTCGGCTTGTAGTTTTTCAGTTTTCGCATTGGCATGAAAGCCGCCTCCTTCCGGGCAAAATAAAAGACCGCCAGCCGACATGTTCGGCATGCGATCCTTGGTATCAGTACGAGAGAAAGAGCCGCGTGGCTCTTGTCTCCCGGAATATTCATTCTCAGGGTTTGTGCTTAGTTGTAATTCTGCAGGAGGATCATGTACGCGAGCTGCGTCGGTTCATCCTCCGGCTCGATGTCCCAGCCTCTGTCGTAGTTGGCTGTGACGGTTTCATTGATCTTGATCATCAGCTTGCTGATCTTGCCGCCGTTGATCCCGTATTCCTCGCTGGACTCCTCGTAGTGCTTTACCCAGTAGTGACAAACCGTGTATTTTCCTTTATCCTTGGCATCCGGTATTCCGATGGTTCCTTCGCTCCACATGGTCTTACGCCTCCTTTACCGTCATCTTGAAAGCCGGGATCAGGGCTCGGTCGTCGCTTCCGAAGTGGGTGTAGCATTCCTTGACCTTTACGATGCCGTCCAAGGTGCAGCCGAGCTCCTCGAAGCGGGCGATGGTTTCGATCAGGCTTGAAAAGGTGGAGCTTATGGTGAATTCCTTCACTCCGAGCTTCCTGCAATCCGCGAGGATCGTCTCGATGTCGTCGTCCCAAATGACCTCGGCGAAGTTCGGCAGGTCGTTTCCGGCTTCCTTGCTGTAAAGGTAGGCCTGTCCGAGCGTCCAGTGGCATCCGATCTCGTCCCATTTCATTCCGGGCTTTGCGTTTTCAATGGCTTCGATTGTGTACTTCATGGTTGTTTCCTCCTCGTTCTGTGTTCCTTTTGGTATGTACATATATCACTCTGAAGGCCTGTAATAGCAAGTTAATTCGGAGAATATATGTGACAATCCTGCGGGAATATCCGGCGGGTAAATTGTGTAGTTTACTCGTCGCCGTGGAGGATGAAGTTCACGTATTCCTTCCGGTGATCCTCAAGGAAAAGAACCAGCTCGTAGAAGTCTCTCTCGTAGGCCAGCCGCTGCACCATGTTCACATCAAACATATTCGTAAGGCCGGTGTCCCGTATGGCGAGGATCTGTTCTCTTACTTTTTCATCCATATCAGTCTGCCACCTTTCTCACGCGGTCGATTCCGTAGATGACGTTGAGGCCGCTGCCGTTATCCCAGTTCACCAGAAGGCTTCCGGTATCATCGACTCCGGTGACCGTTCCCTTGGTGCCGATGGGCGGTGCCTGCACATCGTCCATCTGCAGAAGCTCCACGCGGGTGCCTGCCGGGTAGCGGTCGCGGAGGCTTTTGAGCTCGTCAGGTCTTATCATTCGCATGCCGCCACCTCCTTTTCCGGAGCGCCGTTCTTCCAGCTACTGTTGCCGGAAAGGTTCTGAAGGAGAATCTTGCGCTCTGCCTTGTACTCGGTTCCGATGAAGCCCAGCCGCAGGAGGAAGCAGCGGAATGCGTATTTCTCGTTGTCGACTTCCTTTTCGGTGGCGCTGATCCGCTTTGCGTCCTTGCTCATCTTGCAAAGGGCTGCGATGAAGTGGGTGTAGGCCTTGACCGCTTCCGGCTCCGGCATTTCGGAAAACCAAGGGAAGCTGATCTTATCCTCCGTGACCTTGATGCTAAGGTCGCGGGTGCCGAGCGCCTTCTTGATGAGGCTTTCCTTGGCGGTGAGGAGGTTCGTGAGGTTTCCGACCGCCACCTTGTCCAGCGGCAGGCTGACCGTAAGGCCGGTGCCCTCGGCATCCTCCTCGGCGGTGGGTTCCTCGTCCGTGCTTTCGATTTCCTCGGAATCCTCCGGTGTGAAGCCGTCCGCGATCAGGTTATGGATCAGGCGCTCCAGCTTGTCTGCATCCTCACAGGTGACGCCGCCTTCCTTGTCGACCGTGATGTCTCCGATCTCAAAGGCGCAAGTGGGCATGAACTTGTAGACCGCCTTGTCGCCGGTGATCGCTGCGATGGCTGCGACCAGTGCTTTTCTTTCTTTTCCGGTTACGTTGTAGTTTGCTTTCATTGTGTGTACCTCCTTGAAATTCGGGTTTTCTGCTGTGCCTTTTGGCATGTATATACATCACTCTGAAAGCCTTATATAGCAAGCGTTTTCTCGATATTTCCGAGGTAGAATATCGACAAATAAACGGGATGGAAATTGTGTATTATACACTCGCTGTAGGAGAGGTTTCGACCTCCTTTGCCAGAGTAGCGTAGAGGAGCTTTTCGCCGTTTCGTACTACATACACATTTTCAAAGTCGCCGGTATCCTCCACATAGCGCCGGAGGATGACGGAGGCATATTTCGGATCAAGCTCCATCATGTAGCAGATGCGGTTAAGCTGCTCGCAGGCCATAAGCGTGGAGCCGGAGCCGCCGAAGGTGTCGATCACCACGGAGTTCTCCTGCGTGGAGTTCTGGATCGGATATCCAAGAAGGTCAAGCGGCTTGCTGGTCGGATGATCCTTATTGCGCTTTGGCTTGTCGTAGTTCCAGATGGTCGTCTGCTTCCTGTCGGAATACCACGGGTGTTTGCCGTTCTGTAAAAATCCGTAGAGCACCGGCTCATGCTGCCACTGATAATCAGAGCGACCGAGCACAAGGCTGTTCTTTACCCAGATGCACACACCGGCAAGGTGGAAGCCTGCGTCAATGAATGCCTTTCGGAAGGTGAGCCCTTCGGTGTCCGCATGGAAGCAGTAGGCCGCTCCGCCTTTTTCGAGATGGTCGGCCATGTTCTTGAAAGCCGAGAGCAGGAATTTATAAAACTCCTCGCCCTTGAGACTGTCGTTCTGGATCGTCAGGCCGTCCGATGCTTTGAAGGAAACGCCGTAGGGCGGATCGGTGAGGACGAGATTTGCCTTCTTGCCGTCCATGAGTTTTTCCACATCCTCCGGAGAGGTGGCATCGCCGCACATCACGCGGTGCTTGCCGACCGTCCAGATGTCGCCGGGCTCCACGAAGGAAGCCTTCTCCAAAGCAGCGGTCAGGTCAAAGTCATCATCGGCGATGTCCTTTTCGTTTCCGGTGCCGAGGAGCTTGTCGAGCTCACCGGCATCAAAGCCGAGGAGCGACAGGTCGAAGGACTGATCCTGCAGATCGGATAATTCGACGGAGAGCATCTCCTCATCCCATCCAGCATTGAGCGCAAGCTGATTGTCCGCAAGGATATAGGCTCGCTTTTGAGCTTCAGTCAGGTTCTCTGCAAAGACGCAGGGCACCGTCTCGTAGCCTTCCTCACGTGCGGCCTGCACTCTGCCGTGGCCGACGAGGATGTTGAACTCATTGTCGATGACCGCAGGGCTTACAAAGCCGAACTCCCGGAGGGAGGCTCTAAGCTGCGCGATCTGTTCTTTTGAGTGCGTTCTGGCATTCCGGGCGTAGGGCACCAGCTTATCTATAGGTACCTGTTCAAATCTTTCTGTATTCATTTACATGTTCCTCCTGCTTCGAAGCAGCTGCTCCATCACGCTGTCCTGCGGACTGCCTTCAAAGGGCTCGGTGCAGTTCTGCTTCACGATGTCGTAAATCTCATACCAGAGCAGGTTGGCCTGCTTCTGGAAATTAAGAGAGAGCTGCACGAAGGGACTCGCGATGGCAGCTCCCGTGGTCGGATGTTTTCCGAGCAGGCCGTATTTGCTGACCGCCTCGGAGCACTGGATGTATCTGGCAAAGGCCTCGGAGTAGCTTTCGAGCAGGCGCTTGTTCACGAGCCGCTCGCACCCGCGTTCTTTGAGCCACAGCCATGTTTCCTTATATATTTCATCTGCGCCCAGCGGTTTGCCGTCCTTTTGCTGTGCGGACAGGTAGTCGTCCGGGCTTGGCATATCCATGCCCTCAAGCTCCACGCCGTCGCCGATGTCCTCGGTATCGAGGTCGGTCAGGTCGTCCGTGAAGTCCGGGAGCTCCATGCGCCTTGCAGGTGTTCCTTTTGTGATTTTGTCGGCGAGGGCGTCAGGCTTGGAGCCCGCTCTTACACGCCGCCCGCCGCGATTGGTTCCGTCTTTCGCCATGACGTTTGCCTCCTTTCCTTGTCGGGCTTGCTTTAATACCCTGTTTGAATTGCAATTTTTGCGAAGAAGACCCCGCGCCGTTTTCCGCAGCAATCGCGTTTAGAGATTTCGACCGCCCTACCGGTCGCCACGCTCGCGGTGAATCTTCTCGTGGCACGAACGACAAAGGCTCATCAGGTTCGACTCGTCATTGGTTCCTCCCTCGGCGAGAGGAATGATGTGGTGGACTTCCTCAACGGCGACGTAGCGTCCGGCCTTCAAGCACTGCTCGCAGAGAGGATGCTTGTGGACGTACCTGTCACGGATTCGTTTCCAAGACCTGCCGTAGCGTTTGCCGGGAGAGTAGCCGCGCTGGAACTTCTCATAGTGCTGTTCCATTACCTTGGCGTGCTCCTCGCAGTAGACACCGTCGGTCAGGTTCGGGCAGCCGGGAAAGCGGCACGGTCTCTTTGGTTTCCTTGGCATAAGCCGCACCTCCTTTCGGGCAAAGAAAAAGCCCTGCGGGAACTTCCCACAAGGCTTGGTGGCTGCGCATGCAGCCGTTTCTTCATTCTGTTTCGCTGATTATATACTATCATAAAGGGCGGGTGGACATCTTAGGACAAATGTGGACATTTCGGGCGCATTTCATATTTCGATAGGTTCCTCTGGGAGCGTTGCATGAAGCAAGGCGTTTCCGTGCCAGCGCCTGATGGTGCGGGCGTCGGCACACAGTTCGTTTCCGATCTGCTCCCACGTATAGTTGTGGATGTACCGGTACTTCAATACCATGCGCTCATCGGTGTCCGGAACCGCCTCGATCACTTCCCGGATCTGTTTTTTCAGATCGGAGAGCATTTCAAGCTCCCGTGCAATTTTCTGTTCCACCTCCCAGAGCTTCTCAAGCGTCCGGACAAAGGGCGCATCGGTATTTCTCGATGTCTGCACCCGGTCTTTATCATATTGGATAGCCGACACGCTGCCCGCCATCTCACGAAGGTTCTGGGCTTCCAGTGTATCGGACTTGATTCTCTGATCAAGGCGGTAGGCCTGATGGAGATATTCTTTTACTGTCATAGGCTTCTTGCCTCCTCTCGTAGTTTGTTTATCAGGTACTCGCCGTCCACGCTCGTTAGGGTCTTGTACCAGCCGGAGCGGAAGAACCGCTCGCATTCCAAAGCGTCTGCCATCGCGGCCTTGTTGCCGGATTTCTTTTTCAGGCGCTTTAGGGCGTCGCGGTAATCCTTCACGGCCTGCAGCACGATGGCATTGGCGAGATTTTCATAAGGATCGCTCATCACACCACCTCGGCTTTGACGGCATCGATCAGGGCGGTCTGCGTCATTTCTTTTTTGACCAGAGCCTTCATGATCCGCTCGTCGATGGTGCCTTTTGTGATGATGTGCTGGATCACCACGGTCTGGGATTCTTGACCTTGCCTCCAGAGGCGGGCGTTCGTCTGCTGGTAAAGTTCCAGCGACCATGTGAGCCCGAACCATACGAGGGTGGAGCCTCCGGTCTGAAGGTTTAAGCCGTGACCAGCTGAGGCCGGATGTATGACTGCTACAGGAATATTTCCCGCATTCCAGTCAGCGATATCGCGGCTTGTCTTGATTTCCCGGACATTGAAGCGTTTCTGTATGCGGGAGAGGTCATGTCGGAACCAGTAGGCCACCAGCAGCGGCTTTTCGTTTGCGGCTTCGATGATATCCTCCAGAGCGTCCAGCTTCCGGTCGTGAAACTCGATGATGTCTCCGGTATCCGCATAAATAGCACCATTGGAAAGCTGACAGAGCTTTCCGGTAAGCGATGCTGCATTGGCAGCGGTAATCTCGCCGTCCGGGAGCTGCAGGATGAACTCCTGCTTCAAATCCTCGTAGCGGTCACGCTCGGATTCCGAAAGCTGCACCTCATAGGCCGTGGATACCAGCTCCGGCATCTTCAGGTGGTCGGTGGACTTCATGGAAATCGTGATATCCGCGATTCTCCGGTAGATGGCGTCCTCCGCATAGGGCAGCGGCTTGTAGGAATAGATGATCTCGCCGTTTCGCTTGTCCGGCATGAAGTAATTTGTACGGTACTGCGTGATGAAGCGTCCGAGGCGCTCACCCATATCCAGCACCTTGAACTCTGCCCACAGATCCATGAGGCCGTTGGAGGAAGGTGTGCCGGTAAGGCCGATAATGCGATGGAGCCGAGGCCGTACCTTCATCAGGGACTTGAAGCGCTTTGACTTGTGGTTTTTAAAGGACGAGAGCTCGTCGATAATCACCATATCGTAGTCAAAGGGAAAGCCTGACTCGTCAATGAGCCATTGCAGGTTTTCACGGTTGATAATCGTGATATCCGCATTCTGCATCAGCGCCGCTTTCCGTTCCTTGGCAGTCCCGACTGCGACCGAAAAGATCAGACCCGCAAGGTGACTCCATTTCTGGATCTCCGCAGGCCATGTATCGCGGGCGACTCGTAAGGGAGCGACCACCAGAACACGCCGTACCTCGAAGCTGTCAAACAAAAGGTCATATACGGCAGTCAGGCTGATGACCGTTTTGCCAAGTCCCATGTCAAGAAGGACTGCGGCCACGGGATGCTTTTCGATATACCGGATGGCATAAGATTGATAGTCATGTGGTGTGAAGTTCATCAAGCATCCCTCCAATCTGTGAAACATCGTCAATGACGTAAACCTTGAATCCCAGCTTCCGAAGGAGCCGGTGCCTTGCCAGCTGGAGCGGGCGTGGTTTCTTTCCCGGTGTCTTAAGCTCTGCGAAGGCCATGACTCCTCCCGGAAGAAGGACAAGCCTGTCCGGCATCCCGTCAAAGCCCGGAGAGACGAACTTGGGCGCGATGCCTCCCGTTGATTTCACTGCATTTACCAGCTTTTTCTCGATTGTCTTTTCATCTATTTTCATTTCCATTCATCTCCTTTGAGTGGACAAGGTGGGACAATGGGACAGCTTTTTCCTATATTTATCTACGCGGGTGTACGCAGGTGCCTGTGTGGCTTCCTTTTTCTGCTTTGCTGGATTAAATAAAGGGAAAAAGTTGTCCTTGTCCACGAGGTTGTCCACTTATTTCGTGCGCTCGTACAATCGCTGACGTCCGTAAAGAGGCTGGGAAGCTCTGCGATTGGTGCGCTTCCAGCCGTCCACCTGTGTCATAAGTGCCGCAATGGCATAAGAGTCGGTGGGCTTTAAGTCAGCGATATTCCTGCCGAAGCACTCACACCAGATTTCTGCGTTGCTGACTTCGGTACGTTCCACAGTGCCGGAATCAGATGTGATGTCGTCACCGTCAAGGAAATTCCGACGTTGGTAGAGATCCATCTTAGACCAGTTTTCCGGCAGGAGCTTTGACAGGTACTGTTCCACGAGGCCTTGGCGCTCGTCTGTTTCCATAGCACTTCTCTGGGCTTCTTCAGCTTCCGCAAGAAGGTCACCTTCGAGATACAGCTTCTCGCCTTGCTCGTAGTAATACTTGGCCTCCGCCCATATCTGGTCACGTTCTTCGGGCGTGATTTTCCAGCGCACGGCATTTTCCGTCTGGCGGCATTTCACAATCCAGAAGCGACGGTTTCCGGTAATATCACGGAGATATCCATGCTCACCGTTGACCGTTGCGACTACGACGCACTGCCTCGGATGACTTTCGACCACCTTGCCGTAGCTGGGACGGTACTTATCATCCGAAGTGGAGAGGAAGGACTTGACCTTCTCGATGTCGGCCTTTTTCATTCCGGCCAGCTCGCCGATTTCAATGATCCAGAATCCCTGCAGCTTTTCCGCACCGGACTTGTCGTCCATGTCGGTCAGCGAAAGGGCGTCGGAGAAGTATTCATCACCGGCCAGAGACTTCCACATAGTGCTCTTGCCGATACCCTGTGCGCCGTCAAGGACGGGAACGGTATCGAACTTGGTGCCGGGATGGTAGATGCGGGTCACGGCGGCCACTAAGGTTTTTCTGGTGACTGCCCGTACATATTTCGTGTCATCAGCCTGCAGGCAGCGGATAAATAGCTCGTCCACGCGAGGTACCTGATCCCATTCCGGCAGATCGTTTAAGTAGTTCCTCACCGGGTGGAACCGGCGGTCGTCAGCCACCTTGGTGAAGCTGACATTGTGGTTTCTGTCAGAGAAGCAGACATAGCGGATGTCGATCAGGGCTTTCAGCTGCGCCGTATCGGCATCGCGCCAGAACTTATTGTCGGCGGGACGATCCCAAGGAACATCGCCGATCACCTGTATGCGGTTGGCCATCTCGTTATAGGCAAAGCCCTGACAATCCGGATCGTTATTTAAGATCAGCATCTCGTTCCAGACGCTGTTTTGAAGGATGGTGCTTCGGGACTGATATTGGAGCTTGGCCTTCCAGTCATCATCGGAGCCGTCGTCTGTAGCGGCAAACTCCTCACCGGCCTGCGCCTGCTTCTCCGAAAGCAGCAGGATTTTCACCTTGTCGCAGCCGGAGGCAAAGTCCATCATGGCCTTATAGGATGGCATCTTCGAGGGAGTAGATTCGTCCAGCACATCCTTGTCCAGATCGCTGAAGCGGTGGACGCGGACGAGGTCAAAGGCATTCAGGAGCTTTTTGCAAGCCGGGTCTGAGGAGTGGTGCGAATACAGAAACTTATCTCCATAGGAAACGGCACCGGCGGGACTGTCCGCAGGGATATAGTCGTAGCGGTTCTCGTCGTCGGTCGGCGCATATACATCGGAGAGGAACTCCGGGATTACCTCCGCAATTGGATAAGCCCGGCAGAACGCACCGATGATTCCCGGCTTGGCAAGTGGATCAGCCTGCTTGCTGGCATCGTGATCCACCACGCAGGATTCGTGGGAGGATACCGGCCATGTGCTGGAGTCCTGCCAGTCATCGTACTTGGCAAGGTAGACGTCCGGGTCTAAGGCGTCGCCGTCCTTCTCCTTGAACACATACTCGCCGTTGACGGAAGTTGAAGGCCAGTACATGAGGCGGTTGGCCTCATAGGTGCTGTCGTCGAACATATCAATGCCGACTTCCTTGGCGAACATTCTGGCGACCGGCTCGTATTCGGGCTCGCTGATCTCGCGGGTGAGTGGGATCACCAGACGGAGCCTCGGTTGTTCCGGTGTATGCTTATGCGTTGAGTGGCACAGGCACTGATACGGGATTTTGCTGATGGTGGTATCCCATACATCAGGCTCGCCGTAGTCCATGTCGAGAGTCAGCATGGAGCGGCAAAGCACGTATCCCTTTTTCCGGCGACCGTTTCTTAAGTGCCCGCCCACGAAACCGCCGATGTCCTTGATATCCGCCTGCTGGGCTTTGGACATCTTGCGGTATTCCTCTATGGTCTCCGTGGTGCGGACGGTAGTCTGGAATCTGGCCTTTAAGGCATCCATCGAAGTGTCGCCGTTTTTCCATTTGATAGCCTTGCGGCTATTGGCGGTGGCGTATTTCATCAGTTGTACACCTCCTGCGATTCATCTTCGAGCACCTTCGTGATGAACTTCAGCGCCCGGATCATGGTCTCCAGCTCGCAATCGCCGCCGAGGGTAACCTCGAACTCGCTGCCGCCATAGCTGTCGGTGTGAGAACGGATATTTATATCTGTGCTTGCCAGATCCTTGATGCGGAAATAGGTGCGGCTGCCGTGGCCGGAGTCGCCGCCCTGAAAACCGTTCGTACCGGCCTCGACCTGCAGGATGTTGCAGCTGATAACCTCACGGGTATAGGTGGTGATCTCGGTGCCGTCTTCGAGTTTTCTGCGATTTTCTTTTACTTCAAACATGGTTAGACCTCCTGACATTCTTCTGTGAAATAGCGCAAGTGGTAGCCTTTCCACTTGGCACGTTTGATTTCTGCTTCCATCCCGGATGAGATGCGGCTCCCGAATACCCAGACCTCGGCGCACTTGCTCATGAGCGCATTTCCGAAGAACAGACCGAGCTCACGCTCCGACTCGTCGTTGTCATCAAGGAACTGCGGGTAGAGAAGGTGCGGTGCGATGGGAATGAAGCCCTTGTCCACGGCAAAGCGGCAGTAGCGTCTGGCCGCAGCCACATTTGCTTCCACGTCTCCGGAGTACGGAGAGCAGACATAGACGATAGGCCTGAAGGCTCGCAGGAACGGCTTCTCGTTGCTGGCGATCCGGGAGAGCGCCTCACCGGCAGTCGGGTCAGGATAGCCTTCGCTGTTTCGATAATCGTTGCTCAAACCTTGAGTCCTCCTTTCCGGGCAGACTTAAAAGGCGTCCACCTCTAATTTCCACTGGAGATGAACGCCTGATTTGAGCGGTCGATTTTTAATCTTTTTTGTAGAAGGGTGTGGTGTATCCGTCGGCGCGGAGCTTTAAGCCGGAAGCCCACGGCGGAGTCCTGCCCATTTGTTCACAGAGAACGTCAAGGGACATGCGAGGATCAGCCTCGATAACCAGCTCGTCGTGGATGTGCATGACGATTTCACAGTTTTTGAGCGTCTTCATGGCATAGCAGAGAATGTCGCGGGAGGTGGCCTGCACGATGTTTTCCACAAATTTCGGGCCGTATGAGTCGAGCCGTTCCCATTTCTTTGTGCTTCCGATGCCCTCGTAGGTGATACACTCGCCGCCGAACTTATTAGTCCCGACCTTGGGCTTTACATAGGCGAGGTTCCGTCCGGAGGGCAGCGTGATAAAGAGCATCCCGGAGCGGCAGGAAAAGGTCAGACCGTAGCTGCTGGTGGTGTGCTTATGCTTCACGGCTTCCATGACCGCCCGGTCGACGTCCCACCAGAATTTCACGATGTGGGGATTCGTCTGCCGCCAAGCATCCACCAGCGGAGGAAGCTCATCTTCGGAAAGTCCTATCTCGATAGCGCCCATCGCCTTTAAGGCACCGACCGAGCCGCCGTAGCCGAGCGCGAGTTCCGCGATCTTGCCTTTCTGGCGCAGGTGGCCGTTTACGCCGTGCTTCTCGACCGGGACATGAAACATCTGCGATGCGCTGGCGCAGTAAATGTCGCCGCCGTCTGCAAAGACCTTCTGCCTCCACATCTCACCGGCATACCATGCGATGACGCGGGCTTCGATGGCAGAAAAGTCTGAAACATAAAACTGCGTGCCGTCCTTCGGGATGAAGGCCGTGCGGATCAGCTGCGAGAGCGTATCTGGCACATCTTCATAAAGGAACTTTACGGCATCGAAGTCTCCGGACTTCACAAGAGCGCGGGCATCGGCCAGATCCTCCAGATGGTTCTGCGGGAGGTTTTGCAGCTGGATCAGCCTGCCTGCCCAGCGCCCGGTACGGTTGGCTCCGTAGAAAGCAAACATGCCGCGAGCCCTGCCGTCGTCACAGACCGCCCGCTCCATCGTCTGATATTTCTTGACGGAGGATTTGGCAAGCTGCTGGCGGAGTTCCAACACGGTCTGCAGCTCCGGAGGCGCGGTTTTTATGAGCTCTGCCACGACCTTCTTTCCGAGACTGTCGGTTTCGAGGCCGTTGTCGGAGAGCCACTGCTTCATTTGTTGGACACTGTTCGGGTTTTCAAGATCGGTCAGCTTCTTCATGGCGGAGGTCAGTTCCGTCCGGGAGCGGGTATCCATCTCGATGGCCTTTGCCACCAGATCCATATCAAGGCGCACGCCACGGTCGTTGATTTCCTGATCGATGTGGTATTCATCCCAGACGAAGTCCGGCACCGGGAAATTCGTAAGGCGCTGCTGGATGGCCATTTCGACCTCGACGTCCCGCTTGTTATATGCTTTGAAGGTTGCCCACTTCTCAGGATCATGGAAGGGCATATTTCTGCTGCGGCCTCCGTTGGCCTTGGTAGGAGCACAGGGTACAGAAAAATATTTGATGAGCACCTTGCCCTCGTCCATCTTCTGATCTTCGAGCTTCAAGACCTGACCGACACCTTTCAGGGAGAGCGGAAGTCCCATCGTGGCCGCCCAGACCATAGAGCACTTCCAGCCTTCCGGATTTAAGAACCGGGCGCACTCAGTTGAGAGCGGGTGGCTGTCGTGGAAGGGATCAAGGCTGACACCGAGGTCGGACAGATACCGGGACAGGCAGATGCGTTCAAAGTTCGCATTGAAAGCCCACTTGGTGATGTCCTCATCCGTCAGAGCGTCGATGATCTCCGGCGGGATCTGTTCTCCCTGTGCAAGGTCAATGACCTGTACTGTGCCTCCGTCGACCGCATAGCCGAAAAGCAGGATTTCAAAGTTCGGAGATTCCGCATATTTGTAGACGCCGCACTTGTTCAGGTCGACGTCGGAGAAGGTTTCTATATCTATACTGATGTTTTTCAATCGGATCACCTCAATTCAAACAGGCGGTCTAAGATCGCTCCTAAGCCGCCTGCCGCTTTCGTTTTACTCCAAGGACTTCATGCGCTTCTCGTGGTACTCATCGTCTTGGGCGGCCTTTTTCTCCTCGCGTTTCTCACGCTTGAAGTCGTTGATCACCGTCTGGATAGCGACCACTGCCCAAGACAGGACTACGATGCAGAAGCATCCGATCAGGATGTTGCAGAGAAGGGATGAAATCATAACTGTGTTTTCCATAGCTTGGCGCTCCTTTCCTTAGTTGAGAAAATCTTCGTCGTCATCGGTAGCGAAGTCAGACTCTGCGCTGGCCTTGCCGCCGAGAGGCTCACCGTCACGGATCTTCTGCAGGTTATTGAGCCCGCAGGCGATTCCCTTGTTGCCGGAGCTGTTGAAGGCGTAGAACGTGATGCTGGCTCTGCCGTACACGCCGGAGTACACCTCGGAGCGGGTCAGGATTGGATTCAGGTCTGCGTCCACGATGCCGGGAGCAGAGGTGGCGTTGGCATTGACGAAGTAGGAGTTCTTGTAGGCCTCGTCGTCCGGGCGCTCTGCATCACCGTCACGAAGAGGAGTCTTCAGAACGGACAGAGCCGGTACGGACTTGCCGTTGCCCTTGAGCTTGGCCTCGCCCTCCTTGTAGGCAGCCTCGATGGCAGCCTTGATCTTGGCGATGGTCTTGGTGTCGGACTTCGGGATGATGAGGCTCACGCTGTACTTGGGCGTGCCGCCGTTCACGGACTTGGGCTCCCAGACGTTTGCGTAGCTCCAGCGGGTGTCAACACCGGTGATAACCTTCATGGGATTGCTGATTTTTACATTCTTACTCATTGTCGTTTTCCTCCATAAAATCTTTTTTTGCTGTATTCATGGCCGGGCGCTTATCGGACTCCGGCACAAGAGTGGGTTTGCCCTGCGGCTTTTCGATATAAGCCGTCAGGAGTTCATCAAAGCGGGACTTGCCGAGGAGCTTTTGCATGGCGGTGATGCCGAGCAGCTTCTTCTCATACGGGTCAAAGCCCGCTTTCTCGACCGTATCGATAACTGCGGTCTCGTTGCTGTACCTGCGGTTGGCTCTGCCCTCGACGAGCTTGAAGCCAGACCATTCCTTCCCGGAGAGCGCCTGCTGGAGAGCATATTCCTTGATGTCGGAAGCCCAGCTGACCAGCTCGTCCACTTTTCCGAGAATGACCTCGATCTCCGTATCTGTGAGCAGAGGCGGGAGCTTGAAGTCGTGCTGTGCGAGCTTTAGGTTTGCTTCGGCTCTGGCGCGGCACTCATTCTTGGCTTTGCAGAAGCCACACCACTCGCCGCACAGGAAGTTTCCGTCACCGGCAAAGGCCAGTTCTGCGGTGGGCTTCAATACTTCATCCGCCCAGCGGTACAAATCTTCCTTGCTGATCTCGTAGGTACTGACGTTCTGGCATCTCGGCTGGTAGATCGTCATGGAAACTCTGTCGATGTCGTAAATGTCATCGAAAAGCTCCAAAGCGCCGAGCGCATAACACTGCATCTGCGGATTCTCCTCTGCGGAGACCAAGACGCCTAAGCCGTGCTTGTAGTCGATCACCCGGAGCGTGCCGTCTGCGATGATGATGCAGTCGGCGGTGCCGAAGCCCTGTTCTACCCAGCGGGAGAAGTCCACACGCTGCTCGATCAGGACGACCGGGTCAGCGCAGGTTTCCTTGGCGGCTTCGACCTGCTCCAGCACGTATTCGGCATAGCCGCTGGTGCAGTCCTCCATCTCCTCGGAATACCATTTGAGGCTTTCGGTCGGGTCTTCTGCGGAAAGTCCCAGCGCGGTCTTGAGCTTATACTCGCCAAGCGCATGGGCGTCGGTTCCTTCGGCAGCGTAGTCGCTTCCTTTGTCCTCGTAGGACTCACAGAGTCTTGCGGACGGCGGGCAGTGCAGCCAGCGGTCGGAGCTTGAAGCCGAGAGAATCGCGTGTGCTTTAGCTGCCATTGCCGATCACCTCCGCGTCCTTCATCAGGGCTTCATAGTTCACCGGGTCAACAGCCGAGAGTTTTGCGGCACCGTACTTCTGGAGCAGGTCGCGTACCTCTGCGGTATGACCGGCACGGGACTTCTCGGCAAGGACGGCTCTTACGTCCTCCAGCTTGATTTCCGGCTTCGGCTTTTCCTTCTTGACGGGAGCCTTTTGCGCGGGGGCATCGTCACCGGAAAACTGCTGGTAGAGCCAGTCGGCTGCGGCATTAATAGAAGCAGCAGCGGTTCGGAGCTCTTCGATGGTCTGTGCCATTTCTGCCATCTTTGACATTTGTTTTTCCTCCTTCCTCGGATTTGCTTGCGGCAAGGATTGAGAGGTTCCTTGCCAGTCTGGCGGATACGTGGCTGATCGTATTCAGGAGCTTGATCTCCTCGGCCACGTTGCCGCCGGTGTCTGCATATGTGCGGTACATTCTGTTCACCTCGCTTTCTGAAGGCCGGTTTTCTCTTGCCTTCACCTTCCACTGGAGATGAGCAGCCGATTTGAGCGGAGGAATTTATAAAAAAATTCCGGCCACCATCCCGAAGTGGGACAGTGACCGGAAAGAGTGTAACTTTACTTGTTCTCGATTCTATGAAGTTCTGTGTAGACGCGCTTCATCTGGTCTGCAAAGGTGCGCTGTTTACGACCGAGCGCCTCTGCGATCTTTCTATCTGAGATTTTCGGGTTGTCGAGGCGCATCTGGATGATGCGGTCAGCATCAGGATCGAGCTCGCGGAAACGGGCAATGAGATGTTTTAGCAGATCACGATCAGCACAGATATCTTCTATAGAGGGTCTGCTGTCAGGAACGTAATCGCCGAGTGTGCCTTCGCCGTCAGGGAGTGGATCGTCAAGGGATACGGTGCCGGGAGCGTGATACTCGCAGAGATCACACTGCCCGTCGCATTTCCACAAATAGTTCTTCGGGCACATACATCTGCCGTGGTTCTGTTCACGGTTGCGGATGCGCCAGATCTCAGGGTAAAGGGCGCGATACTGCTCTTCAGTAATGGGTACAAGGGTGACCTTGGATGGATTCTCCGGGTCACGAAGTGGATAGAAACGCTGGTTGTCATTGTTTTTCTTTGAATTTTTCATTTTCGGTTCCTTTCTGAGCGAAAGGAGCCGAGAGAACGCAAAGCCGAAGTCTTAAGAAACACAAATGACCGGACAACTCTGAAACATTGTGTTTCAAAGTCATCCGGCCATTTGGTAGTTCATCTCGACTCCGTTGCTCGGTATGCTTTGCGTGTTAGGTTTTCGATTAGTTGTTACATTCCTGCCTGCATCGCGTAAGCAGTAATGTGCTTGTTGGATGATTCTTTTACTGCGGACTCATCGCAAAGAATTTTTACAATGCGATTGCAGTTAGGGCACTTGAGCTCGATGTATAGCTTTTCCTTCGGGATATCAGATACATCGCATGCTCTCTTCCCGCAAACGGGACATTTGAGTGGCTTATTCATGCCTTCCTCCTTTCTTGTAGTATATAAGCGTGTTCGCTGATTTACTACACCTATGGTAAAAAATAAGGGAATGCACCTGTGAGAGCACATTCCCGTGCTAACAGAAATATTCGTCGAGAGATAGTTCCTCTCTGGATACCAGCTTTAATTCCTGAAGCCGATATTTCATGGGAGTATAGTTTACACTGAATTTCTCGGCCAGTTCTGAAATTGCCTGATCGACATCATAAGTTCTTGGAAGAGGTACAGGCGGTGAAGAGCGTAAGCCCATTGTCTTCAGAAATTCAGCTGTGGATGCATCACGTGGCATCAGGAATGCAGCAGCGCAGTAATTAGCTTGGTATTCTATGACCTCAATAGCGGACATATTTGATCTGTCACCGGTCTCTGCGCGGAAGGCTTTCTTTTGACAGAAGTGCTGGTAGTTTGCTGACCGATTCATAAAACAGCGCGGATGGAGCTTCTGATGGAAGCATTCATGGATACAGCTGAAGTTCTCTACTCCACGGTTGTCGCCTTCGTTGATGCTCCGATCAATGATGATAGTGCCTTTTTCAACAGGAGTCTTTTTGGGGAACATCCCATTAAACACGATATTGTCTGGTGGAGCCTCGCCTGCTTCACTGAGGGGAATCCAAGCATAGTAGTAGCCACTGTTATAGGCTGTCATTCCAAGGATCGATTGATCCGGTGATAAGTAAAACCAGTCTGGCGTGCAATGGATGAAATCCACCACATCATATACGTCGATTTTCTTAGGCCGGGTTAGGCGCTCCTTGTCAAAAGCCTCGTTCAGGCTGTCAGCCTCATTTTCGAGCTGGGTTTTGCTGTAGTCATAGTATCGCAAATTATGAGTTACCTCCGTTTTTCTCCTGACTTTCCAGCATGTCGATGATTTTCTGCCAATCATCCTCACCGGCATTGATGTCACGAGCCTTACGAAGAGCGGTGCGAAGATTGCCAACACCCATCACATAGTCAGACAGGTCGGGAGATACACCGTTGTCCCTTGAAAGGGCAGCGTAATCGAATAGCGTGTTTGTGTCATCCTCGTTGAGTCCCAGCACCTCAGCGATTTTATAGATTTTGTCTTTGTCCGGTGGGTACCTCCTTCCTTTTTCAATGTCGCTCATGTAAGCGGGGACTATGCCCAGCTCCTCGGCGAGTTTTCGCAGGCTGATTTCCTTCTCCTGCCGTTTGGCTTTGACAAATTCTCCGAATTTGTTTTCCAT